TAGGTGTGCGGCGTGGTCGAGTAGCTCGGCAGGCTCGCACCGCTGCCGCTCAGCATCGTCTGCAGCACGTCCTGGCGGGCAGGATCCGCCGGAATGCCGCCGGCCACTTCGCTCATGGCGCGCGTGCCGAAGACGCCCTTGGCGTAATCCTCGGCGCTCTTCGCCAGGTACGACGCCGCGGCGTTGTCGCTGATGCGCTGCTGGCGGTTGGTCGTGTAGGCGCGCTGCACCTCGGGACGCGGCGGCCCGAATTCCTCCTGGCCGCCGATCGGCGGCAGCGTCACCTCGGCCGGGATCGTGTTCGGATAATTCTTCACCGCGTCCGCGACCGCGGCCATCTTGCGACGCTGCTCCTCCTGCTCCAGCTGCAGCTTGCGGTACTGCTCGCCCATCAACATCATGCGCGCGCGGTTGCTCGGATCCGGCGCGAGCGCACCCGCCAGGTTGGCGGCGATCGAGCCCCACCCGCCGTCATCCAATGTGGTCGCAGGCATGCTCGCCTCCTACACCTGGCCGCCGGCCGCACCGGCGCCCATCGCCTTGCCGGCCATGCCGGCGAGCCCTTGCGCGATGCCGCCGAAAGCACCGGCGCCCGAGCCGATCGCATACTTGACCGGGCTCACCGCCTTGGCGACGCCATACGCGACCAGGTCGCCCTGGCGGATGTCGCCCTGCAGCTTGATCTCGTCCTGGCTGTCGCCGAGCAGCGCGTTGGCGCGGTTCGCCAGGCCAAATTGCGAGCCGGTGAAGGACTGCACGGTCGCCAGGTTCTGCATGCGCTCGCGCGCCTGGCGCGTCGCGCCGGTGACCGCGTCGGCGAAGCTTTGCTGGATGTGCGGGTTGGCGCCGGCACCGAGCATCAGGTTGTCGCCGACCGCACCAGGCGGGCCCTGCGCAGCCTCCGCGCCGGTGAGCTCGCGGGTCGGCATGTACTCGCCCTCGAGCCGCGCCTGCTCTTCCTTTTGCGCCTCGGTCTGCTTTTCTGAGGTGAGCTCGCCGAGCGTTTCGGTGCGCGCCATGTCGGCCTTTTTGCGCGCAGCCTCCTGGCGCTGCTCGGACTGCCGCGCCTTCGTGCGCTGGTAGGCGAGCCACTCGTCGTTGGCCTGCTGCTGCTTCTGCATGACATCTTGCTGCGCCTGCATCTGCATCACCTGGCTGCCGATGCTGAACGCCATCCCGATCATGCCGATGGGGTCGCACATAGCCTACCTCGTGATCTTGCCGCTGCCAGGATCCAGCGAGCTCTTCGGGTTGAAGGCCCGATTGAAATCATTCTGTCCCTGGTAGCCCTGATAGAAGCCGGTCGCGCCGATCACGAGCGGCTTGAACATGTCGCCGAGCGTATTGTACTGCGGCACGGCCGGGATTTGGTTGGCGGCAACACGCGCCGCGTTGGCGGCCTTCTCGGGATCCTCCGTCATGTACAGCTGCGCCTCGGCGGCGTCCTGCGCGCTGCTGATCTGATCGCTCAGCTTGCCCATCGCGGCGTCGACATCGCTGGTGACCGCGGCGCGGCCGGCGCCGTACTGACCGTATGGTGTTTCGCGGCGTTCGACCTTGCCGGTCGTCGGATCCTTGAAGTCCTCATATTTCGAGCCGCCGATGTCGGTCAGGCTGTCGGTGAACGCGGTGCTGCCGCGCGTACCGGCGCGCGAGTGCGCGAACATCGCCTCCTCGAGGGCATCGTTGTAGGTCTTGTTCAGGTTCTCCATGTGCAGGCCGGTCAGGGATTTCTTGTAGGGGTCCTTGAACTTCGCGCCGAAGGGGTCGGTCGCCGGATCGTACTCGCCGGTCGAATACTCCTTCATGTATTCGGTGCCCTGCAGGCCCTGCGTCGCCTGCTCAAACGACGCGCCGACGCCGCGCAGCGCGCCGGTCGGATCGTAGGCGAGATAGGCCGGGCCGCCGCCCTTCTCGGTGCCGCTGTAGATTTGCCAGCCGGTGTCGCCGATCTGTTGCGGCGCGTCGCCGCCGCTGTAGCCCTCGGGCGCCCACTGTCGTTTGAAATTCGATGGCGTAGGAAGGCCGGCCGACGCGGCGCCGCTCGCATCCACGGCGGGACCTGGTCCGGTGATGCCGGTGAGGTCGAGCTTCGCGGCCTTCTTGCCCATGATCGGCTTGCCGCGGAAGATCTCATCGATTTGCGCCATGCCGCTCTCGAGCCGCGCCTTGCGCTCGGCCTCCTTGCGCTCGGCTTTCGCCGCCTGCTCTTTTTCGAACTGCACCATCTGCGAGTTCTGCGGCTGCGCGCCCTTGCCACCCATCGAGCCCTCCTACACCTGGCCGGCGTATTGCTGCGGCATCCGCGGGCCGGCCTTGCCTGGCTCGGCCGCCAGGCCGCCGACCAGAGCGTCGCCGAGCGGGCTTAGGTTCGTGTTCGCCGCGGCGTAGCCTGGAACGCCGCCGCTGAACGGCAGCGGCGTCTCCCATGGCGGCTTCCCGCCCGGCGCCTCGGTCACCGGCTCGAGCTTCTTCTCTGGCGTCTTCGGCTTCTCGGGCGGCTTCGGCGTTTCGCGCGTGCCGCTGTCGGCCCACTTCCAGCCGCCCTCGGTCTGGATCTCGGGCTCAGCCTGCTGCATCGGCTGATCGTTGCCGCCACCCTTGCCACCCATCACAGCTGTCCTGAGTTGTTGCCCATGCCGCCGATCATCGGCTGCTGCGGGGCATAGATGCCGGTCATCGGATCATAGAGCGTGGGATCGGCTGTCGTTTTCGATCGGCCTGGCGACAGCCCGCTCACCAGCGCGTCGCCGAGCCCGCCCAGGCTTTGCGTCGGCACCGGCGGCTGCTGTTGCTGGTCGGTCGGCTTCTGCTTCAGCGGGTCCTCGGTGACCGGCTCGGCCGGCTTCTTCGCCTGCTCCTCGCCCGCCGCCTGGCGCTGCGACGCCTGGATCGCCTGCAGCCGCGCGGTCTCGGCCCCCAGCGTGCCGGAAGGCTGCTCCATCTGCTGTTGCTGGCTGCCACCGCTCTCGCCACCCTTACCGCCCATGAGGACCTCCCTGCGGCACGCAGCGCACCAGCACGCCGCAAACCTCGCCGCCAAATTTGCGCAGCATGTTCACCAGGGTCTTGGTCTCGGGCAGCCCGCTGGCGATCGGGAAATTGAACACGGGAGCGCCGTCACCGTGCGCCAGGTGCAGCGCGAGCCCGACCAGCTTGCGGCCCAGGTTCGTGTGCCGATACTCCGGGTCCACATACGTCTCGTCCATCACGCCGATCGGCTCGCGGACATATGCATTGTCGTAGTGCCACGAGAGAACGCCGACCAACCTGTGACCGTCGAACGCCAGCAGGTGCGGCGAGCGCTTGCCTGCGATGAGCTCGTGCAGCCGCTTGATCGTCTTGTCCTCGTCGTAGCTCAGGAAGTAGGCCCACTGGGTCGCGTGGAAGTAGGCGCCAAACATCTGCGCTATCGCCGGCACGTCGTCGTGCGTCGCCAGGCGGATCTCAATGTGCGACGTGTCGGTCGACCGCCGCAGGCTTCTCAGCGCGATATTCATCTGCCAACCATCTGTAGCTCACGAAGTCCTCGCCGCCCGCGCCCCACTGGTGCAGCACCGCTTCCGGGTATGCGCCGATGAGCTCGAGGAAGCGCTCGACATCCTTGCGGTGCGCGAGCGCCAGGCACTCGACGCGGTGGAAGCCTTGCTGCAGCAGGAACGGCAGCACGAAGCGCCTGATGTTCTTCAGGATCGCCGGCAGCGCCTTGCCCCAGTGCTTGGTGCCAAACGCAAAGCCGGTGCCGACGCCCTGGCGCTGCGCCATCAGGCCCCACACGGCTTGCGGCATCATGCCGTCGTCGACCGCGCAGAACGCAAACACGCTGCCGTGCAGGATGCGCGCGGGGAGCTCCTCGAGCACGCAGCCGGTCGCCAGGAGCTCACGCCGGTCGAGCTCGCGCAGGTGCTGCAGCACGAACCGGATATCGCGCTCGCTCGGTGTTTCTACGATCATCCGCTCTCTGCCAGCTGGTAGTGGATCGTCAGGTTCGACAGCGTCTTCTTGCCGGTGGTACCGAGCGTGTACGGGTCGACCTTGCCGGAACGCAGGCGCAGTGAGAGGTGCGTGCTCCAGCCCTCCATCGGCATTCGCCCCATCTCGAATGTCGCGTTGGTGAACTGTCCGACATAGGCCTCCGCGTCTCCATCCGGCGAGTTGGTGCTCGGCTGATAGGACGCGAACACCTGCCAGTCGCCCTCGCACGATGCGTCGAGGCCCATGTAGCGCTTGCGCGTGGCGGGATCCTGGCCGGCGTGAAAAGGGAAGACCACCTCGACGGGACAGGCGTCATAGAGCAGCGTCGGGTCCGATGTGTCGGTCATGCTGCCGTAGACCCAGACGCGATGCTGATCGTCGCGCAGCACGACGCGGTTGAGATGCGTGCACGCCGCCACGACGTTGAAGTTCGGCCGATACTCCGACCAGGCTGTGATCTTCGGCCCAGGGAAAGCGCTGAGCACAAAGATGCGCGAGGTGCGCGCGCCGGTGTCGTCATTGGCGAGCGGCAGGATGACCCACACGCGCCCGGTGATCGGCTGCAGGATCGATATCGCCTGGGACATGTTGTACTCGCCCCATTCGCGATGCAGCTGCTGGATCAGCGGATCGATCGGCGAGCCGACATCGGACACCGATGCGGCGAGCGAACTATCGCGCGCGCGCAGTGAGCGGATGCCATCAGGCGCGAGATACATCACGTCGCCCGAGCCGTACTGCAGGACCGAGCGCCAGGCCATCGTGCCGGTGCCGCGCAGCGTGCTGTCGTATTGATCCTTGCTCGGATCGGGATCCAGCTGCCACAGCTGCGTCGCGTTCTTCCCCATGATCGCGAGCTTGCTGTAGTAGACCTCGATCGCGGTGTTGCTGTTCATGTCGCTGTCCTGGGTGGACAGGTCGTTCTGAAACCAGCCCGCGGTCTTCACGCCAGTCGGCGGATCCGTCTCGGGGCGATTGACCCACCAATCCGGCAGCCCGACGCAGGATGAGCCGAGCAGCGAGCCTTCGACCACGTACATTTTATCCTTATACGTGCGGCAATACTGGCCGAAAATGCCGTGGGTTTTAGAGTAGACGATCGGCGGGCCAGGCGTGTTGGCCACCTGCTTCAGGTATACCTCGCCGTAAAAGCGGCGGATGTATTCCGGCGTCGGCCAGCTGGCGTCGTGCCGGGTGATGACGAACACGCGCCCCTTGTAGATGTCGTAATCCATCACCTCGGTGAGCCCACTGTCGGCCGCGCTCATGGCCTGCAGGTTGATCGTGCCGATGCCCCACCCCGGCGGCGTGGTGACAGGTGGCGCCGTGGGAGGCAGCGCGGTCGCCGCGGGATAGAAGTTGCCGCCGGTGCCCATCTTGAACACATACAGCTGCCCGTTGATCTCCATGATGCCGCGGCTGAGCGGGTCGACGTTGGCGACAAACTGAAACGCATAGCGCTTTTCGATTTCGCCGCCAGGGCTGACGTGGCAATTGACCAGCTTGCGCAGCGTGCCCGGTGGCGCGGTGAGCGGCGAGCGTCTGAGGTCCAGGCCGGCGGCGAAATCGGTGATGGTGAAATATGGCACCGGCGCCTCACGGGATGTAGCCGATGCCCGGCACGTTGGCGTATGGCTGCCGCGCCAGGTGATCAATACGAGCGGCGCCGCCGCCCATGTTGAAATTGCCGCGCTTGTCGGCGCCGATGTTGACCAGCAGCTTGCGCAGATAGTTCTGCGCCTTGGTCAGCTTGAGCGCTGCGCTCTCGGATTTCTGGATCGCGAGGATTTCAGCCGCGGTGAACAGCACGATTGCCTTGCTGTCGATGATGCATCGATCGGTCGCTGACGCGAGCGACGTGCATGGCGCCTGCCCCACCAGGCGGATCTTCATCGTGGTCCACTGATTGTCAGTCTGGTCCTGGTCGAAGTCCGGCACCGGCAGCAGCAGCAGCTGGCCGGCCGAGTTGGTGACGCCGCTGGTGACCGTCGTGTTGTTGTCCCAGCGCGTCGGCGTGCCGGTCGGCAGCGGGCCGGGCGGGATGTCGAGCGCCCTGATGCCGTGCTTTAGCGGGATCCACCCCGACCAGGTGGTGGTGACCACGCCGGTGACGGCGTCGCGCAGGTTGCTGCTGGTCGCCAGGGCCACCCGGTCGATCTGATCGAAAGGCATTTCGGCCGGGTAGCTGTAGAGCGCCTGGTTCTTGAATAGCTCAACGTCTGACGAATAGCGCAGGTGCGGCCAATTGTAGGCGTCCCAGAGCTCGCGCTGCTGGCGGTCGAGCATGATGTCCTGCGTCTCCTGGCTCTGCACGCCATGGAGCAGGAAGTTAAGCGCCTGCCCCGTTTCGGCGCGGAGCTCTTTGCGCAGGACATCAAGCGTGACGCCGATCGGCATCAGGTCGGTTCCGATGCCGGCGGGAACGGCCGCGGTTGCGGCCGCGGGTGGCCGCCAGGCTTGAACACGGCCGGGCCGATCGGCGGCTCGCGGCCGAGCACCTCCTTCTCGTCGTCGTCCTCAGGGTCAGGCTCGGGCACCGGGATCTGCGCGCCGTACTCATCTGCGCGCGGCTGATCCTCGAGCTCGCCCGGCATCAGCATCTCCATGCGCGGCACGCGCCCTGGAAACACCTGCTCCACAACCATCTTGTACTTGGCGAGCAGCCGGCGCTTCTCTTGCGTCGGCGAGGTGTCGCCGAGCGAGACCGGCTTGATGTCGAAGACGTTCTCCTCGCCGTGGATCGCCATCAGGATCTGGACCTCGGGCCAGGACAGCGGATCCTGCGGATAGATGTCGATGATGTGGAAGCCCTGCCCCGAGAGATTAATCTTGCAGGTGCAATAGTGCATATTCATCGTTTAATCCTTTTCGATGTTGTGCCGCCGGGGGAAGGGTTAAAACCCCCGGCGGCTTCCTCGGGCTGCTAAATCGGCAGCGTCAAGCGATGTCGATCACGACAGCCGAGTTGAGCCGGCGCGCGCACAGCTGGCCGGTCGAGGTGATGCCGCGATAGAGGACGTACTTGTCGGGCGGGCGAGACGGCGAGTGCTGGTGACGCCACTCGTCCTGCATCTTGACCAGGAAGATGTCCCGGTTGTCGAACCAGTAGCAGCGCTTCGATTTGCCCAGCGCGTCGAGCGTCGGGTCGTACTCGAAGTCCGTGCCCATGTAGCTGATCTTCCCGACCGACACGTCTTTGCCGACCGAGAAGCCCTGCATGGAGTAATTGCCGTTCGCGCGGAGCTCCATCTCGATCGCGCCGAGCCAGTCGGATCCGCAGAAGCCCGTGTTCGGCTTGCCGCCGTAACGGGTCAGCTGGCGGTATTCCTTCTGCAGCAGCGTGATAAGCGCGCCACCGTTGGCCGCGGCCGCGGTGATCGGACCGCCGCCCCAGGCCGCCAGCGCGGGCGTGCCGCCGACCGCGGTGCCCATCGCTGCCGTGTAGGCGCGGTTGCGCCACCAGGTCCGCGTCGCCCGATCGAGACCGGCAACCACGCCGGTGCCAGGTGCGTCGGTGACCAGTGCCGCCATGCCGGCGAGCGCTTTCGCGTCCGCCGCGCCATTTTGCCAGAGCAGGTCGTTCAGGCTGATGGCGTAGCGCTCGGAGAAGTCCTGCAGCGCGTCCTCGAGCAGCCCGACCAGGACGGTGTCATCGCGACCGGAATGTTCGGAGGTGTCCTCACCGTTGGTGTCGACGACACTGATGCCATCGGTCTTGAGCTCGCTGTGCGTAAGCGTGATACCGATGTGGTGCTCTTTCCAGGGATAGCGCGCCTGCTTGAGGTTGGCCGGCGTGTAGTAGTTCACCGTGTCGTCCAGCTGGTAGCCGACCAGCTTGTCGTTCGTGCCCGGCGCAGCGGTGTTGCCGTAATCACCTTTAACGGAGATTACGATGTCACCCTTGCCACCCGGGAACGATTTGGCCTTGCTTTCGAACATCGCCAGCAGGGGTTTTTCCTGGATGGCCTGTTGAAACGCACTGCCCTTGTTGAACCACCAGTCCAAGCTGGCGGTCGTGATGTGATCCAGCAACGGCTGGCTGTAGGTAGGCATCTACGTCGCCTCACAAGTCAGAGGCGCGCGCTCTCTCGTGCTTGCTTCACGACATCGAGGAGGCTCTTCGCCTCTGGCGCGGCGCCCGTGGTTCGACCTGTGCTGCTAGGACCGCGCGATGTTGGACGCTTGGGCGGCGCCCACGAGCGATAGCGCTCGTTCACACGGCGGTAGGCCTCGCGAGCGATGGCCACCCCGTGTTCCGGTGACTGCGGCGCGCCAGTCTCGCGCACCACGGCCCACATCGTGTCCTGGACAGCGCTGCGCTTCGCCGCGTAGTCCGGGTCGTGCTGCATCGCTGCACGTTCCCACGCATTGACGTGGTCTCGCACAGCGTTGGCCAGGTTCGTGCGCTGCTGCAGGTGCTGCTGCTGCTGGTAGTGCTGCTGCTGCTGCTCGGCGACCTGCTGAACACGCTGGTGCCGGTTCTCGAGGAGAGCGCGTTGCAGGCGCTCTTTCGAAAAATGCAACGCAGCCTCGGTCGTCATCTGTCCCTGGCGAACCGCGTTCTGCAGGTCGGGAGGCAGCTGACGCCCAAGAGCCTGTTGGGCCAGATTGTAGTAGGGCTCGATGCCGGCAGCGAATTTGTCCCATTCGCCACGGCGTAGTGCCGACCCGAGCTCCAGCATCATCAGGAAGTCTTCGCGGCCGATGTCGTTGTCACGCAGATACGTCGACACGCTGTCGGCTGCTTGCGCTTGCGGCTCGATCTCGCGCAGCCGCAGCACCTCGTTGCGCAATTCGCGCCGTTGGTTCCACAGCTTGCGAATGCGCCGCTTCGCGCTCAGCGCATACTTAGCCATCTCCTCGGACGTGATCTCATCCGGCAACGTGCCGTCGTCGTCCAAGTCCTCGGCTGCAGCTTGATCCGTTTGTGCGGTGGATGCTGGCGAGGCATCTCGACCATCACCGTCCTGTTGGTCTGCTGGACGCAGTTCGGGGACCGCCGACTGCACAGCCTCGAGGAGGGTTTGATGGGTTTCGCCGGAAGCTTCTTGCGCTTGCGAGGGCGCGCCTTCAGCTGCGGGTGTCGTCGTGGGGGCGGGTGCAGACTGTGCAGGCGAAGTCGGCGCTGCATTGTCCGGTGCTGGTGTCGTCGTCGCGTCGTCCGACATTACCCGCGCTCTCCAAGTGTTTCGCCCTTACACCCGAAAGAGTTGCGCGAATAGTTCAGATTATATGAACCATTAAGAGTACAGATTATCTGAACCGGCGCTCGTCGAATAAAATGCGCCCGCCTGGCGACACTAATTGATCCTGCTCGTTCCAGCGCGGCGCCACCGGGCCGGCCCATTTACTCTCCTGGCTGAACGTCTGGTGCGTCGGCGTCTTCCAATAATCCGGGTAATGCATGCGCTGGTCGTTCGGGTTGACCGCGGCGGTCGCGCGCGGGTGCTGCTGCTGCATGCCCTGATAGAAGCCGCGCATGTCGTAGTCGGACTGCGCGGCGTTCGGATTGAACGGCACCTGGTTCTGCGCGAGCCACTGGCGGAACGCCATCTCGTCGAGCGGCTCGAGCGGCGTGTTGAAGCCGGCGGCGCCAGGCTGCGCGTAGGGGCTCGAGCTCGGCTGCACGGCTGTCGCCAGGATGTCGCCGAGCTCCATGGCACCCTCACTGCAGCGTGCGCGGACCGGCTGACGTGCCTGGCGGCGGCGCGCCGGTCAGCTGCTGGGTTTGATCGGGAGGCCCTCCAGGCGGCTCAGAGCCGCCCCGTGGTGCGGTGTTCGCCGCGCCCTGCGGTCCTTGCCCGGCGCCGGCAGGAGCTCCTGCGCCGGTCGCTGCGCCCTGCGCCATGCCGTTCATGGCGACGATCGATGGCGCCGCCGATTGGAACGCCTGCGTCAGGTCGAGCCGATCGTCGAGCCGGCGGATCAGGTCCTTCGCCAGGAACTCAGGATTGATGCCCGGCAGCTGGATCAGCAGCGGGTAGAGCCGCTGTGCGTTGGCGACCTCCTGCGCGGCGTTCGGCCGGCCCATGCTGCCGGCTTCGATCTCGAGCAGCACCTCGTTGGCAATCTCCTCGCGGCTGAGCTCGGGCCACACCGCGCCGACGCCGACAATCTTCTGCACCTGGGGCAGGCTCATCTCGCGCATCAGGATCTGGCCGCCGTTGCGCGCCAGGTTGGTCAGCAGGTCGTTCAGGTCGTCGATGTTGCTGCCCATCGATGTCTGCCTCGAGCCCTCGGCAATCTGCGCCTGGGTCGCGGTCACATCGGACGTGCCGCCCAGGTTCGCCTCCTGGATGCCGGTGGTGCGCAGGATGTCCTCGTAGACCGGGTTCACCTCGTAGAGGTTCGGATCGATGCCGGCGCCCGCGTAGGCCTGCAGTAGGTCCTTGATGTTCTGGTTCGGCTGCAGCGCGGCGAGCTCGACGATGTCGTTCGCCTCGCGCTTTTGCAGCTTGGTGAGGTCGTCTTCTTCGATCGCGCCGGCCACGACACCGATGAACGGACGCGACGCGATGCGGTGCTCCTTCAGGCCCTCGCGGCACCTGTTGTATTCCATCTGCATGTCGCGCATCAGCCGCACGTCGCTCGGCGGGTAGAGCTCCTTCTCGTTCTCCACCTCGTTAAAGACCAGCGCGTACCAGGGATAGAAGCGCTCGTTGTAGATTTCGGGCGACGCCGGCTCCCGAAGAAAGTCCTCGTAGCCGTCGCACACCACATAAACCAGACCATCCTTACGAGAGTAAATCTCCCAGACGCAGCCGAAGGCCTCATCGCGATCGTCCCATGCATGGCCGTCCGAATAGTTGCCGGTCGAATACTCGCGCGCCATGGCGATCGGATCCGGCCCGCGGATGTCGGCACGATTGTATTCGGTGTAGTTATTGCGCACGTCGACCCCGTAGATCTCCTCGATCTCGTTGGTCGACAGGATGAACTGCTCGGCGACCCAGTCGCTGGCGAGAAAATGCTTCAGGTCGATCGTCTTGATATCGGGGATGATGTTGGTCGACAGCGGATAGTCGAAGGTCAGCCCCTCGCGCGCGACAATCTCGGTCGATCGCGCCATGTCCTCGATCAGCAGGCGCAGCTGCTCGGCTTCCTTGTCGTTGTCGTCGGTGATCTCGTCGGCCTGGTCGGCCGCCAGGCGCTCGAGGGTCGCGAGCCGCTCGGAGGCGTCCGCGATGCCCTTCTCCATGTCGGGGCGCTGCTCCATCACCCGCTCGAAACCGAGCTTGACGAAACCGACGCCGGTGGTAACCGCGCGCCGCACCACCTTCTTCATCATGCTCTTGAACGGGTGGACCTGTTCGCCGACCTGGTAGCTGTAGAGGAGCTCGAGCGTGCGCCCGAGCTTGTCGAGCATCTGGTTCTCGCGCTTCACCCGCGCCGCATCGGTCGCGATGTCGATGCCCGATGCGACCGCCTGCGCGATCATCGGATTGATCGGCATGCCGGCAGCCTGGCCGGCTGCGCCCATCATGCCGGCGAGGTCGCTGCCTGGCGGCATGCCCGGGATCCCGGCATCCTGGCCGGGGAAGCCGGCCGGCAGCTGCGGGCCGCCTGCGCCAGGCAAGCCGCCGCCGCCGCCCATCAACGGACCCATCGCGCCGAGCACCCCCTCGGTGACCGCGCCGGTCACGCCTGGCGGAATTCCGCCGTTGCCAGGGCCAGGTGGCACCGCGCCAGGAGGCGCACCAGGAGGCGCCCCAGGGCCACCAGGAGGCATGCCGCCGGGCAGCATACCGGGGGGCCCAACACCACCCGGCGGCATCCCGCCAGGCATCATGCCCGGCATCTGCTGCATCATCAGCGCGCCGCTCTTCATCAGCGCATCGAGCGTGGCCTGCGTCTCGTCCCAGCTGGTGGCGTTCAGCCGCTCGCGCCGCCGCGCGACCGCCTTCGGGTTCTTGGCATACAGGAACGCGGTTTTCTGGCTGACCAGGCGCAGCGTGAGGTTCGCCACATAGCGGCGGTCCTCCGAGCTCTTGCTCCACTGCTTGCCGAAGACGAACTCCTCGTCCTCGAGCATCCGGTCGTAGGCCTTCTTCCAGTGCTGCTTGGCGTCCTTCACCCGGTTTGTCCAGGCCGCGATGAGTGCCTTGCGCCGATCGGAGACCTCGGGTGCGTCGCGCGGGATTGCATCCGGTCGATCGGCACCGAGCAGCTGGTCGACGCCTGGCAGCCCCATTGCCATCGGGTCATCCGGGGGCGGGCCCATGCCGTCCATCATCGACATCACAGCCACCCCTTCATGCTTTTCTCGTAGGCGTCGCGGCCTTCTTTCTTGCGGGTCTGTTCGAACATCTCGCGGAACGTGCCGCTGCTCGGCACGATGATCGGCTTCTGCCGCTGGCGCGGCCGCATCTTCGACAGCCCGAGCCCGATCAGCGCGAGCGCGTCGACAAAGTCATCGCGCGTGCCGTGCGGAAATTTGAGCAGCTGGTCGTGCGCCTCGGGCCACCAGCGCGTCCACGCCGGGAAGTGCACCATGCCCATTGCGCTGCGCGCCTGGATCGCCTGCGCGCGCGTCGTCTTGTCCTGGTGCGGGTTGATCTCGTCGAGCGCGCAGAACACGCGCCGCTCGAGCATGCGCTTGCGCAGGAACGGCCCGATCGAGCGCGTCAGCTGGCCCTTCTCACCCCACCAAAACTGCGGGCGATACTTGCCCATCAGCACGACCATGCCCTCGACCGACATGGCGGTATCCATCCGCATCCACACCAGGTCGGGCATGATCCAGAGGTGATCGGCTTCGTCGACACCGACCACCATGAGGCAGGATTTGTCGGCCTTCTGGTCGAGCGACACAGCCAGGTCGCACGACGCATAGAAGCGCATGCTCTCCTTCACCGGCGCCTGGCTCATCTGATTGTAGGTGACCAGGTCGGCGGCACGGAAAAACGCGCCCTCCTTCGGCGCCGGCCGGCCCTGGTAGAGCGCAGCGAAGCCGCGCGGGTCGGTGATGCGCACCTCCTCGAGATACTTCTCGTCGAACCGCGCCGGCCACAGCGCTTCGCCAGGCTTGCGGCCCAGGATGTCGTCCTCCTCGGCGAGCGCCGGCAGGTCGATCTTCTTCCACAGCCGCGCTTCCTCGAGCGTGTAGTAGGGCGACATCGGATCGATCAGCCGGCCGACCAGGTCGTCCTCGGTCCACCTGGTCTGAATGATCACGATCGCGCCCTTCTTGGTCATCAGGCGCGAGCGCAGCACCTGCGTGTACCAGGACCACAAGCCGTCGCGGATCAGCTGGCTGTCGGCCTCCTTGCGGTCCTTGATCGGATCGTCGAGCAGGATGAGGTGACCACCGCGGCCGGTGATCGCAGAGCCGCGGCCGACCATGAAGATGACGCCGCCCTCGGTCGTCTCGATGCGGTCGACCGCGTCGGCGCGCGGCTTGATCCTGAGCTCGGGAAACACCTGGCCGTATTGCGGCAGGCGGATGATGTCGCGGATCTTGCGGCCCAGGTCCCAGCTGTAGTGCTGATTATAGGTCGCCACGATGATCGATCGATCGGGGTGCTTGCCGACATACCAGGCCGGGAACATCGAGCTCGCGAGCGTGGTCTTTCCAAACCTGGGGCCCAGGTTGATCATCAGCCGGCGATAGCGCTCGCCCTCGACCTCCTCGAGCGCTGCGCCGATCACCCGGTGAAATTTTTGCGCATCGTAGAGCGAGCGATCGGGATCCTCGGGCGCCTCCGGGTCCGACATCATCAGCTGCGTGAACGGCACGAGCTCGAGCCGCGCCTTCAGGATGGCGCGCTTGCGCTTGAGCAGCAGCAGACGGCGCTCGTCCGACATTACCCCCTCGGGTTCTTCGGCCTCCCGACCGGGTTCGGGTGGCGATAGACGGTGTCGGGAAGCTTCATCCGGCGGATCGGTCCGGTGACCTCGCGCGCGACCTTCGGCGTCGCGGCCGGCACCGGCTTCGGTGTTGTCTGCACGGCAGCCGGCGTTGCGGCCGGCGCTGCAGCTGGCGCGGCGGCCTGGTCTGGTGCGTTCGGATCAACTGGCATGGCGAGCTCCTGGCCGGTTCAGATTTGCTGAACCCGAAAAGCAGAAGGGCCCCGGTGGGGGCCCTTCGGTCTCGACGCGATGCGATCGTGCATCAGGCATCTTTTGTCTTCTCCAACTCGCGCAGGAGCTCGATCACTCGAGCCTCCTCGTCATCGATCTCCTCGGGCAGCCCGTCCCACCACTGCGTCTCGATGTACTCCTTAGCGGTAGGTTGAGCCCTGGTTTGGAGCAGTTGTTCTAAGACCGGGTCGTCCCCACTCAGGCGTTCCAATTCCGCCCGCAAGGTCGAAGATGCGGTCTCGGGCTTGCTGTGCTGTGATTTGGCCGGCATCGTATAGGCTCCAAATTGCGTCCACGGCATCGGGGTTGCTGACCTTACCACCAGGCTGCATGCCCCGTTTCCAGGTGTCCGTGAACAATTCTCGTACCGGCTCCCATGTAGCAGATTGGCCGGCGCGTGGAAGTAGGTCATTTTCCTGAGCAAACCTTCGCGTTGCGTCAGCCGTCCAGCCGTAGGTGCCCTGCACGCCGGTGACATCCGATGAGCTCGCGCCTGGTCGGCCCTTCATGCTGCCCGATGCCAGATTGTGCTCGACCGCGGCAGACTTGCCCGAGAGCGGACGCATCTGCGCCGCCGCCACCTGGTGCGTGTCGCCGGTGACATCGCCGAAACGCGGATCGTTCGGTCGCTCGATGTTGTTGTAGAACGATCGCACCTTGTGCTTGCCGCCGAGCAGCCGCGAGATGATGTCCATGTCGCCGCCGCTCTCCATCGCGCGCACGGCTTTCTGGATCTCGCCAAACGACCCCCACCCGACCCGCTCGAGCTTGCCTTCGTCGGTCAGGATCCAGTCGCCGAAATTCCCCTCCGGCGTGATCGATCGATAGGGGCGCGGGTTGTGCGCTTCGTCGTACATGCGGATCCACATCGCCTTCTGCAGTGGCGTCTGGAGCTCGTCGAGCGTCTTGCCTTCGATCTGGCGGAAGATCTCCAGATTGGTGCTGCCCGGCTTGAGAAACTGCCCCTCCCCCGTTCCCATCTTCGCGCGCGCATAGTCGAGCATCTGCGGCGTCATCGGCCGGCCGGCTGCTGCGCTCGTCATGGTGTCGCCCACACGCTCGCCGAGCGAGGCGTTCTTGAACCAGTCCATCTGCGGCGAGAGCGATGCCAGGCTGGCGGATGCCGATCGGCGCGGCACGCCCCAGCGGTTCGCCAGCGCACCGGCAATCTCGTGCGCGCCCTCGTACCAGAGTGGCGAGCGCTCCTTCATCATCTGCGGCGAGCGATCGTACAGATACTGCATGTTCTCCTGGGCCTGCTTGAGATAGGCCGCGACCGCCTCCAGGTCGTCCATGTTCTTCAAGCGCCCGAAGCCTGGATATTCGCGCAGCAGGTTGACGTT